TATAAAAGATGTACGTCTAGGATTTCCTACACTATGGAAGTACTACTACCTAAACTCACTGCATGAACATTCCAATACTGGTGATCTACTCATCAATGGAGCAGTTTGGCGTTCTCTTACAAAGTCTCAACAGACTGCAATTCGTTCTGCCGCATACGAGTCATATCTACATTGGTTGACTTGGGTGCAGTCAGAGAACGGTCAGGCTCTTGCAAGAATGATTAAGGAGCATGGTGTTAAGGTTATGCAGACACCACCTGATGTTCTTCGGGCAGAACTTGCAACTATTGATCAGATGTTCAAGGAAGAAAGTGCAAAGAACCCTTGGTTTAAGAAGGTTCTTGAATCACAGAGAGCATGGGCAGCAAAGGTTGTTCCATACAAGAACGTTGCATTCACACCATACAATTATGCAGCGGATCATTATTGGGGTCCAAAGAAGTAATTAGTATAAATAGTATCAAACATCTAGCAGAATCTAGGAGGTCATAAAATGTCACATAAAGTGAAGTGGGTAATTGCACACGAACCCATTGATTATTTCGTTGCAGTTGCTGAGTGTTTTGCTGATGAGGTAAATCAAAGAACTGATGGTGCCTTTGAGGTAGAAATTCTTAGTCTAACTGATTATACCAACAAGTATAACGATGGTAAGCGTATTACCAAGGCAGACTTAATGGAACTACTAGACAATGGTACTATTGAGATGAGTCATATTTACACAACATGGCTTGCAGACTACAATAAAGACCTACATGCTCTAGACTTACCTTTCTTGTTTGAAGATCATGATCACGCTGATCGTGTTCTAGAAGGAGAGATTGGAACATCACTTCTTGCAAGTATTGAGAAGTCTTCTAACACACGGGCAATGGGTTTCACATACAGTGGTGGATATCGCATTGTTCCTGCAAACTTCCGTGCTCCTAACGTTGATGATTGGAAGGGTAAGGAAGTACGCACAAGTCGATCACCTGTAGCAATTGATATGTTTAAGTTGCTTGGTGCAAATCCACATGAACATATCACTCTTGAAGAAATGGGTGAATATGCAAAACGTGGTGAGATTGAAGCTGGTGAGTCAACATTTGTTCGTGTTCTTCCTCTTGATCATCATAAAGACTTTAAGTATGTCAACGATACAGGTCACAGTCTTTTCTTGACAAGCATTATTGCTAACAAGGATTGGATGGACCAGTTCGATGAAGATACAAAGAAGATCATGGCAGATGCTGCATTTAAGGCATCACGCATGGAACGGCGTCACTCTGTTGCTGATGAACCTCGTATTCAAGGTCAGTTAGCAGATGAGAAGGTCGAAATTGTAAAGATGAGTGCAGAGGAAATTGCTAAGTTTAAGGAGATTAGTGCTCCAGTATACGAAATGTATAAGGATTACTTTACACCCGGCTTAGTGGATGCAATGTTAAACGAAAGAAGTACAAAACACTAAGTGGTATAATAAGTGGTTAAATATTTTTCGGTGGCCTTTTAATGTTCCACCACCTTAAGTATTGGGGAAAAACATATGAGTTATAGAACAAGAGTTACCTACACTAGAACAAGTACAGATAGTGATTGGTATGTGGCACGAGAGACTGATTTTAATTCGTATTTACAATCTCAATATATCGATACTGGTAAGATAATAAGTTCAACTTTTACAGATAGTGATGATGGATTAACCAGAACTATTCTTTTCGAATGGGACTCAGAGTCATCACTAGCTGAATTTAACGCAGACAGTACTGTAATCAGTGATTATATCAATCCTAGAACTTTATATTTTGTTGAACATAATATTACCAGAGAGGCTGAATTTAACGTTTAAATATTTCTTGGCCAGTTGCGAATGTATTCACAGAATACGTTCTCTTCAAAACCCCTAATCTGACGAGAGTTACATAGAGATATTTTATCAAGCATCTCTATGTACTCTCGTTTGCATTTGTGTCCTGTACTTGCATTGTATAGGAACAGAAGTTTGTCAAGACCATCCCACCCTATCCATCGACGTATCATTCTAAAATCCCAGTGTGGATCACCGTATGCACAGTGTTCCCAATCAATTAGTCCTTTTAGATTTCCGTCTTCTACTATCACGTTTTCTGCCCAAATGTCTCCATGCAGGAATACAGACTGATTTAGATTGTATCGAAGAGTGGTGTTCCAATCTACCAAACAATCGTGAACAAAACTATCAACTTGTTTTAATCCACAAACAACGCCTTTGATATCAACTACTCTATCGTTAGGTACTTTTGTAGTGTGGACCTCAGCCATAAAGTCTGCAAGTTGACGAATAAAGTTTTCACCGTAGTTGTCTCTTGTAAGTGTCTCACCTTCGATCCACTCACCTGTCATCATGTCGAGTAAGTCGTAAACCATTCACATATCTCATCGTAGTTTGTCATAATTTTTGTATAGTCGGGGTTGGGTATGATATCTTTATCTTTTATAAAGTCTTCGTATATAATTTCTTCACAATCAGGAAAATGTAAACGAACACCATTAAAGAATTCTTCTATTTTCATAAACCTATTAAATTCTTTTTTTGTTGCTGTAAAAGATTTTGGTGGTGGTGTTTTTCTTTTATCTACATCATAATCAGAGTATTCTCTGTTAGTGCCTTTGTAATCTTTTCTGCTTGTCTCTTGTGCTATGAACCTAAAACAGAATTGAGAAATCTTGTTCTTATTTGTTAGCCATATTAATTTGTAATCTGACAGTATATCAACAGCAATTGTTATTCTATCTTCTGTTGATATATTTCTATTTTCTATAGTATTAGACAATTGGTGTGGCATACATTTTATTATAAAATTGTCTCTACCACTAAGCCACATCCTACGTTTTTCAATTTCGTGATTGGTCAATAAATGTTCGTTTACAGTGTAGTCAATGGTGATAGGACTTGTTCGCAAGTTCTCATCGTAATGAACTTTTTTCATTCTACCATACCACTCTTTCCCACTGATAAGGTTTCTTTCTTTTGCTAAATGAAAAAGAACATAATATGATCCTGATCGTGGTGTGCAAACCAAACAATAGTTATTCATTAAACCACTCCACAACCTCTTCGTAGTTAGTATACTTTGTTGCATAGTCTATGTCAATTCTTCTTGGTAGAGCCTGGTCTGGTAAATCAAAATTAAAACCAAACTCCATATAAAACCAATCCTCTAACATTTTGCAAATACTATTGGGGTCTTCCACAAAATCTTCAAACTTTATCAGTGGTTCATTCTTCTTGAAACCTAGTTCGTAATACAACTCCCAGAACTGTTTCTGACGATGCATAAATCTGTCAAACTCTGAACGATAGGCGACGAGCGTTCTGTCACCAATGACAGGCATCTCATCACCATATACATGATTCACCCCTGTTCTCAGTCTCGTTACATGACTAAGAAACTGTCGTACACTATCCTCACGCCACAACCAGATTTTATCGAAGTCTGATAGGACAGTCTTTCTATCTTTTAGTGGAATGTAGTGAACTAAAACTTTGAGTATGTGAGGAACGTATGTCCATTCCTCATCCTCAATATCTTTATATGAGTTATGTTTCAACCAAGACCCAGAGTCTTTAAGGTTGTAACGATTGCAAATATAACGTCTCATATATGTACATCCTGCTCGGGATGTAGACACCATACCAATTCTCATGTTATATATAGTGTATGATTAATAGTTATGTATGTGTTGAAAGCACATTTGAAGAGATTTATGATTTTTGGAAAGAGGGTCTTTGGCCTGATCGTAAGACAGATATAGAACCTCTGAACGCAATTGTATACGATAGACGATTGTTAGAAAATTACGGTAATGTATCTATCTCAAAGGATTGGTCAATATTCGATTGGTCAAAACCGACTTTCTTTGCAATGAAAGAGGAGAAGACAAACAAGATTGTTGGTGTGAACAGTGGGTTCAGAACTGGTGAGAAGACATATCGTTCTAGGGGAATCTATGTTTTACCAGAATATAGAGGTCATAGATTGTCTACAATTCTGTTAGAACACACAATTAACCAAGCAAAAAGAGAAGAATGTGACTTAATTTGGTCGTTACCTAGAGCTTCTGCAATGATTGCATATGAGGGTGTGGGATTTCATAGGGTTCCAGGCTGGGAAGATGGTGATTTGGAGTATGGTCCTAATTACCTTGCAATCAAAAACTTATAAATATATAAAAAAAGGAACTTCCTATGGCCATACCTTCTACCAGAGCAGATTTCAAGAATTATTGTCTACGGAACCTTGGATATGGGGTTATCGACATTAACGTGTCAGATGACCAAGTTGATGACCGTATTGACGAGGCACTACAATTCTTTGCAGAGTATCACTACGATGGATGTGAGAGGATGTATCTTAAACATCTTATCACAACCGCAGACGTTACACGGGCAAGGTCTAACGAGACACTATCAACTGTAACTGATGTTGATGGTTCAACAACTGCCGTGTGGTACGAAGGTAAGAACTGGATTCCTGTTCCCGATTCAGTACTTGCAGTAATGCAAGTTTTTCCATTTAGTGATACAGGTGGTGGTTCAAGTATGTTCGATCTACGTTATCAGTTACGACTAAATGATTTGTTTGACCTCTCATCTACATCTGTTATTCAATATCAGATGGCTATGGATAACCTAGACCTACTAGAACATATTCTTGTTGGGGAGACACCACTTCGTTTTAATCAACATCAAAACCGTTTGTATATTGACATGGATTGGGAGAATAAGGTAACTGCTGACGTTGATTATATTATTATTGATTGTTATCGTAAACTTGATCCCGGCACATTCACAGACCTATACAACGACATGTATCTTAAGAGATATGCAACTGCTCTTATTAAGAGACAGTGGGGTGCAAACCTTTCCAAGTTTAGTGGTGTAGAGATGCTGGGTGGTGTCACAATGAATGGTGAGACAATTTATAACCAAGCACAAGAAGAAATCAATAAACTTGAAGAAGAGATGAAACTTGCGTTCGAACTACCAGTTAACTACATGATTGGATAAACATGGCAGTCAATAAAGCATTTCACACAAGCAATCAACATGCACTTACTACAGAAAAAAATCTGTATGCAGATTTGATTGCAGAGGCAATTCAGATTTACGGTCATGATGTTTATTATCTTGACCGCACACTTGTGGCTGAGGACACGTTCCTTGGTGAAGACTCTCTATCCAAGTTCAACACTCAGGCAAAGATTGAGATGTATGTTGAGAACTCTGGTGGTGGGTATGCTGGTGAACGAGAGTTGATGACTCAGTTTGGTTTGCAGAACCTCAGTGAAGTCACCTTCGTTGTCAGTAAGAGCAGATTTAGAGACATCACAAAACAGTTCACGATTGAGAGTGGTACAGATACACTCACAGGTTCTATTCTACTTGAGGATGGAACACTGGACAGTGACGAGGTTGACATTCCATCTTCATACGAGAGTGGGTATCTAATCTCAGAGGCATCTTCTACAGACGCAGATAGACCACAAGAAGGTGATGCAATCTTCCATCCCATTCTTGGTAAACTGTTTGAGATTAACTTCGTTGACCACGATGAGCCATTTCATCAACTCGACAACAACCCCGTATACAAAATGCGTTGTCGCACATTTGATTATGGTTCAGAAGTTCTCGACACAGACATTGCTGCAATTGATGCAATCGAAGATGCAGACTCAATGGATGCACTCACTTATCAGTTCACACTTGAAGATGACAGTGGTGCATTATTACTTGAGAACGCTGCTGATACTGGTGATGCATCATACTTTATCAATGAGGACTATATAGTAGGTGACCAAGTGACAGATAAGGTCAATCAGAATGAACTATTCGATGAATTGGATGACACTATCCTAGACTTCAGCGAATCAAATCCATTCGGTGATGCAGGAGAAGTATCGTAATGTTGGGACAACAATTCTACCATGAAACCATTCGTAAGGTAGTCGTTTCTTTCGGCTCACTTTTCAATGACATTCATCTTGTTCGTAAGGACAACAGTGGAACTATTCAACAGTCTATGAAGGTTCCTCTTGCGTATGGTCCACGGCAGAAGTTCCTTGTCCGTCTGAATGATGATCCATCTTTGTCTAATCAGACCGCTGTAACTCTACCTCGTATTGGGTTTGAGATTACTGGTATGACATATGACCCATCACGCAAACTACAACGTGTGCAGAAGTTCAAGAAGGTGAAGGGTGCAAACTCTGACCAGTTGGACACGCAGTATATGCCTGTCCCATATAATATTGACTTTGAACTCTACATTCTCTCAAAACAGTCAGATGATGCGTTGCAAATTGTAGAACAAATTCTACCATACTTTCAACCTGATTACACAATCACACTAAATGACAACACAGACATGGGTATTAAGAGAGATGTCCCTGTTGTTCTAAACAGTATCGGTTACGAAGACGATTATCAGGGAGACTTTGCAAACCGTAGAGCCATTATCTACACTCTCTCTTTTACTGCTAAGTTCCATCTCTACGGTCCTGTTACCTCTAGTAAGGTTATTAAGACTGTACAGGTTGATCAGTACACAGACCTACCTGATCAATCACCTAAGAGAGAACAGAGATACACGGTTACACCAAACCCAACAAGTGCTGATGCTGATGATGATTTTGGATTTAATGAGACAACCTCATTCTTTGAGGATGCGAAGAATTTTAATCCAGTGACAGGTGAAGATGAGTAAAGAAATTGAAATTGAAAAGGCACTTGGAGTTATTGATAAAGTTGTCCCCCAAGAGGTCGTTGTAGAGAAGAGAGAAGTTGTTGTTCCTTCTCACGGAGATGACATAGACAATGACTACGAGTATCAGAGGCAAAACTTTTATAACCTCGTTGAACGTGGTCAAGATGCGATTGATGGAATACTGGAACTCGCAAGAGAGAGTGAGCACCCAAGAGCATACGAGGTTGCTGGAAATCTTATCAAACAGGTCGCAGACGTTACCGAAAAACTAGGTGATCTTCAAGAAAAGATGAAGAAACTCAAAGAGGTTCCAGATCACGGACCAAAGAACGTGACAAATGCACTCTTTGTTGGTAGCACCGCAGAACTTCAGAAAATGTTAAAGGGTAGAAATGACTGAACAAGTCTATCTAGGAAACCCAAATCTTAAACGGGCTAACGTTGCACAGTCTTGGACGAAAGAAGAACTCCAAGAATACCAGAACTGCATGGAAGACCCCCTGTACTTCATTCAGAACTACGTCAAAATTGTTTCTCTTGACGAGGGACTTGTACCATTTAAGATGTATGATTTCCAAAAGGAGATGGTAGGAACGTTTCATAATAATCGTTTTACTATCTGCAAACTTCCTAGACAGTCGGGTAAGTCTACAACAATTATCTCATACCTTTTGCATTACGTTCTATTCAACGACAGTGTGAACGTTGCAATCCTTGCGAACAAGGCCGCAACTGCTCGTGACCTTCTTGGTCGTTTGCAGTTGGCATACGAACATTTACCTAAATGGTTGCAACAGGGAGTGATGAGTTGGAACAAGGGTTCCTTGGAGTTAGAGAATGGTTCTAAAATTCTTGCAAGTTCCACTTCGGCTAGTGCTGTTCGTGGTGGTTCATATAATATTATTTTCCTTGATGAGTTTGCATACGTTCCTGCTAACGTAGCAGAACAGTTCTTTAGTTCTGTGTATCCTACGATTTCATCTGGTAAGACTACGAAGGTGATGATTGTTTCTACACCACATGGTATGAACATGTTCTACAAGTTGTGGGTGGATGCAGAAGAGGGACGTAATACATATGTTCCTATTGAGGTTCACTGGTCAGAGGTGCCTGGGCGAGACGAGGCATGGAAGGCAGAGACAATCAAGAATACGTCAGAGGCGCAGTTCAACACAGAGTTTGAATGTGAGTTCCTTGGTTCTATTGACACACTTATCTCACCATCCAAACTTCGTGTGATGACTTACAGAGAACCCAAACAGTCTAACGCAGGGTTGGATGTTCACATACCCCCACAACAAGGACACACCTACGTCCTCACCGCAGACGTTTCTAGAGGTACTGCAAACGACTATTCTGCATTCTGTGTGTTTGATGTAACACAGATGCCGTACAAGTTGGTTGCAAAGTTTAGAGATAACGAACTGAAACCTCTTATCTTTCCCTCAAAGATATACGATGTTGCAAGGGCATACAATCAAGCATTCGTATTGATTGAGGTCAATGACATTGGTGAACAGGTCGCAAACGCAATGCAGTTTGACCTAGAGTATGATAACCTAGTTATGGCATCCATGCGTGGCCGAGCAGGACAGGTTCTTGGTGGTGGGTTCTCTGGTGGTAGGGCTCAGTTGGGTGTCAGAACAACGAAGGCAGTCAAGAAGATTGGATGTTCAAACCTAAAACAGTTGGTAGAGGACAATAAACTCATCATAGAAGATTACGACTGTATCAACGAACTGTCTACATTCATCGTAAAGGGACACTCCCATGAAGCAGACGATGGATGTAACGATGACTTGGTTGCATGTCTTTTCATCTTTGCATGGATGACAGACCAACAGTACTTCAAAGAACTCACTGATAATGACATTCGTAGAACTATGATGCGAGAACAACAGGACGCACTGGAACAGGATATGGCTCCGTTTGGTTTTGTAGTCACAGG